GAAGAAATAATTGACTATCAAGAATATCCAGTAGAAGCTGCAAAGAAATCTACACTTGCAAGAAGAAGTTTAGGTATAGGTTATATTGGTCTTGCTCATTATCTTGCTAAGAACAAAGTTAAATATAGTGATAAACAAGCATGGAAACTAATTGATGAAATCACAGAAGCATTTCAATACTATCTATTAAAGGCAAGTAATACTTTGGCTCAAGAAAGAGGTGCTTGTGAATACTTTGATAAAACTAAATATAGTGATGGCATTTTGCCAATAGATTCATATAAGAAAGATGTTGACGATATAGTAAAAAGAAAATTAAGTTATGATTGGACTAATCTTCGCAAGACAATTAAAGAGCACGGCCTCCGACATAGTACGCTCTCAGCTCAAATGCCGTCAGAGAGTAGCTCAGTTGTTTCAAATGCCACGAACGGTGTTGAACCGCCTCGTGATTTTCTTTCAATCAAGAAAAGTAAAAAAGGAACGCTCAAACAAATAGTTCCTGATTATAATAGACTAAAGAATTTCTACACATTGTTATGGGATATGAAAAGTAACGAAGGTTACATTAACTCAATTTCTGTTATGCAGAAATATTTTGACCAGGCAATAAGTGGGAACTGGAGTTATAATCCAGAAAATTATACTGACGGCGAGGTGCCTGTTTCAGTAATGGCAAATGACTTGTTAACCACATATAAACTAGGTTGGAAAACTTCATACTATCAAAACACATATGACGCTAAGGCAGATGTAGAAGAACCTACTCATTCAGTTGGGTGGCATGATGATGTAAAAGAAGAAATGAAAACTAGAGAGGAATTTAAAACAGATGAGGACTATCAAGAATACTGTGAGGCTTGTGCAATATAGATGAAAACATTTAATACAGAAAAAGTAGATTGGCTAAAACAACCTATGTTCTTTGGCGAAGAACCTAATACACAAAGATTTGACCAACAAAAGTATCCTATTTTTGAAAAGTTAAATCAACAACAACTAGGTTTTTTCTGGAGACCAGAAGAAGTATCTTTACAAAAAGATAGAAACGATTATCTACAATTATCAGAGGAACAAAAACATATCTTTACATCTAATCTAAAATATCAAACATTATTAGATAGTGTACAAGGTCGTGGTCCTTGTTTAGCATTTTTACCATTTTGTAGTTTACCTGAATTAGAATCTATGTTAGTTGCATGGGACTTTAGTGAAACAATACATAGTCGCTCATATACTTACATAATGAAAAATGTTTATTCTAATCCTACTGAGGTATTAGATACGATTATTGAAACGCCAGAGATTATGGCAAGAGCAAAAACTGTAACAGAATCATATGATAAGTTTATTACATATGCTCATCAATATCATATGAATGGTAAAGGTAGTCAAAAAGAATTAAAAAGATTATTATATCTAACACTAGTAAATGTAAATATACTTGAAGGTATTAGATTCTATGTCTCATTTGCCTGTTCATTTGCATTTGGTGAATTAAAATTGATGGAAGGTTCTGCTAAAATTATATCTTTAATTGCAAGAGACGAAAACTTACATTTAGCTGTATCTCAAAACATCATAAATAACTACCGTAATAAAGAGAACGACAAAGAAATGCTACAGATTATGAAAGAAGAAGAGCAAAGAGTATATGATATGTATGATACTGCTGTTCAACAAGAAAAAGATTGGGCAAAGTATTTGTTTAATCAAGGCTCTATGATTGGTTTAAATGATACACTACTTAATCAGTATGTAGAATTTATGGCAAATAAAAGAATGAAAGGTATTGGTTTAAAAGGACCTTATGACCAACCTACAAACAACAACCCACTACCTTGGACTACTCATTGGTTGAATAGTCGTGGATTACAAAACGCACCACAAGAGACAGAGATAGAAAGTTATATTGTTGGTGGTATTAAACAAGACGTGGAGAAAGAGACATTTAAAGGATTTAAACTATGACGACATCAAACCCAAATTTAAAAACAGTATGTGATAATTGTTCGGCACAATACATAGTAAGACATGATTTGCCAGAAGATGATTATATAGAACAATATTGTCCATTCTGTGGAGAAGAACACGACAATATAGATGACCTAGATGAGGTTCTTTGGGAGGACGAAGATTAATGAGTTGCACTTGTGGCAGATCCCCAACTGGTAAATGCATAGGTTGGCATAGACTTACCGAAGAACAATATCAAGAGAAAAAATTAGAGTATGAGCAAAAGGTTGAAAAACCTGACAATGACAGTTGATCCTAACTGGACTTATAAAGGCAAAGTAGTCAAAGAACTACCAGAAGATTGCGAAGCTTTCGTATATCTAATTACAAACATAATTACTCATCAAAAATATGTGGGTAAAAAATTAGCAAAATTCAAAACTACAAAGAAACCACTCAAAGGTCGAAAGAACAAAAGACGAGGCACAAAAGAGAGTGATTGGAAAACTTATTGGGGCTCATCTTCTCATTTAAATGATGACATTCTCAAATTAGGCGAACATAGATTTACTAGAGAAATATTACACTACTGCCCAAGTAGAGGTGTTGCAAGTTATCTAGAAGCAAGAGAACAGTTTGAAAGAAAAGTTTTAGAGAGTGATGATTATTACAATGGTATTATCAATGTTCGTATCGGTGGCTCTGATATTCTCAAAGAGTCGCTCAAAAAATTATCAAAAAATTAATTTGTCTAAATAGGAATAAGTAAAGGTATACACCAATACTTAATCCGAAATTTGATTTGATATCTCAAACTTCAACACTAGGGCGAAGAAGATGGCACAGTTTAAGTCTATGCTAAACTCCTTCTCAAAGTGGTGGTATGATAATGTATCGCATAGATATGAACCCTCAAAACACTACTTCCGAGGCAAAGTGAGTAATTGGCATAAAGAAGAAGAACAAAAGTAGAACAAACTTACTCATTTTTTACGCCCTAGGTGTCTCTACCCTCATAAATCGTTGATTTTACTACCTTTTTTTTATCCATTTTTATTGGAATAATGCTTGCATTATGTCTTAAATCATGATATAGTATACCTATAAATGAAAGAAAAAGGTTATATTATGAAAAACAAAAACAATTATCTAGTTATCTATAAGTCTGCTTGGGGCAAAGTACATACTAAAGAAATGCCTGCCTTCAATTTAAGAAGTGTTGTATCAAAGTTTGAGAAAATCAAACCGAACGCAACAATTCAAAAAGTTTATTTGTCTAATTTCAGAGAGTGTGGTTGGGCTTCATTCGAATTAAACGGAGGTTATTAATGAAAACATTTTTAATTATAATATGTGTTTGGGCATGGGGATTATTCTTTTGGTTCTCATCAGCTGCAAATGCAAATGACTATAACAAGGCAGTTATAGGTCATGTCATTCAAACAGAGATACAAGGTAATTCAGTTGACACCTCAGTATTCGAGGCAGAGTTGCAAAGAATTGCTCATATGTTTTCTCTAGAAATGATATCTGCTTTTGAGAAACATTTGCCATCTATATTAGATAGTATATCGGCAGAGTTGAGAGCAAGTGCAGATAAAAAGTACAAATGTGCTTTACAATCAGACGAATATAAAAACAAGGATTGTAATGAGTAAAGAAGGTACAATACATTTAACATACTGGAGAGAGTATACCGATCCTGAAGATAACGATTGGTTTCAGACTCATAATACCATTTTTAGAAATGTACCGTTATCTCAATTAAAGAGATTAAATTCCAAAGAACTAAAAGCAAAAGTAAAAGTATTTTGTGATAAGAACTTTAAAGAAACTGCTAGTAATTTTACTGGCCATTCTGGTGTCGATATGATAGTCGGTTCAGAGTATTATGCTACTTATGCCGATGTATATGGCGAAAGTGGTATGGGTGATGATAGTTTTTACTACGATTATGGTCAAAAGTGGAATGGCAGACAGTTTTTCAAACACGATTTTATGCCAGAGTTTACAAACAGCTTGACTAATCCTTCATATTAGTATATAATAGAGATAATATGAGTTTAATTTATACATCATTTAAAAAGAAAAAGCGAAACAAATTGCCTCTTACGCCTACTT